ATAATCTGCCACTTCTTTCAACGCTGTCTGTATCCGGGTGTGCTCTGTAAGGTTCCCGTTATACTCGCGGCATACTGCACTGATAACTCCTAGTGCTTCGTCAATCTTCATCTGTCTGTCTCCTTATTAAAAAATTATTTACCTAATGCTTTTAGATTCTTGCTGACTTTAGCTACTAGCAATGCAGCAGCGGAAGCCTTGGCTTGCTTCTCCAGTTCTTTAACTACCACTGCATGGAACTTGGGATCGGTCTCGATTTCCTGAACACGGATCATATCACGGGCACCCTGCTCTACATCCCAGCGATCAAACCCACCTATCTTATCGGTATGTGGCATAGTAGCCCCCGTAAATTAACTGGTCTTACCCCCGAAGTTTAAGGAGACTCAGGGGGCAGGGGCCAGTTATAGTTAAATTAAGCAAGCTGTGCTACGCGAATCCAGTCTACTGAAAGACTAAAATCAGTTGCATCGCCAGCCTTCAGAGCTATCACAGGATTGAATACCTTAGCTGTTGGGAAATCAGCGGCGGCAATGTCCGCAGCGGAGATCGCCGTACCAAGTGCAACGCCATCTGCATAACCCTGAATGGTTGTACCATTAAAGTACATGCCAAGAGTATTATACGTAGCGGCTACAGGTACCACGTAATCAGGATCGTGCTCATTCTGAGTCTGACCGGTCTCGTCATAAACGAAATCAATGACATCACCATCAGCTTCTTTTCGCTGGAAGCCGAGAGAACCTTCTGCCTGGAGGGTTGCACCGTCAGCTATTAGATCGCCAGCAAGTGCTGATGCCAGCATGAGCCCAACGAAGTTATTATTCGTAGTATCATCTACATTAAGTGGGGCCACTCTGATCTCGAACGCCCACTTTTTACCACCGGATACAGTGATAGGACATGGGAACATACACTCAGCACCCTGGTCATTAGTAGTTGTGAAGAATATCAACTCACCTATCGCGGATACACCTAATTTCATCTGCTCGGTAAGAGTTTTACCGGCAGCAGATGCGGCGTATGTTGCATCAATGAAGTTGTTGGCTGGGAACTCATTACCACGTTTGAAATCTGCTTCAAGTAGCGACCCGGCAAACGGATTTCTGCGAAGCTCTGCAAGAGGGAAGTTATCCCATATCGCGGCGGTAGGCAACGCTGTTACAGCCCTTGAATTAGCTGATACGATCTCAGCATTAAGTTCGGCGGGTCCGGTAAACGTAGCCTGAATTGACCCATTAGTGCTGGATCGGTCTATAGTCTGGATAGCTGTACCGATTCGTACAGAACCACTGGACTGGGCGATAAAGCTGCCAGCTACCAGATACAGCGGTGTAACATTGATCGTGGCGTTGGCACTGGAAAATACGTTTATGGCCTGACCTCTACGTGTTGGGACATAAATCTCGATTGAACGAGGACCAGTTACGCCACCGAAATCTTCAGTTACAGTACCAGCGTAGTTTTTGAGATTCGCAGCCGTTGGCTTTTCTACACGTACTGCACGTTCACCGTACTCATCAGCCGCTGTCTTGGCGATTATATTCTGATTGGTGTCAGCGGCTCGTACAGCGTCTACGTTATAGCATAGCTGATAGCCGGCTTTTAGTTCATCAGTTCCTTCAAAGAACACTCGCTTTGTATTAGTTTTTTCACTTTGTTTTGTTACTTGACTGCCCATTTTGTTTCTCCTAGAGGGGGTAGACCCCTGAATAGTAGATTAAGGGACGACCCACAATGGATCGTCCCCGGATACTCTTATTAAGACGTATGTGCTTTATGCAATACAAAACCGCATGTACGCCTGTTTAAACACAGGTTGTTATGTGATCCATCAAGGAACACTGTGAACGTTGTATGCTGTCCACGGTCCGTCATAGCTTCGCCCTCTTCCATCCAGTAACCTTCGTGAGTTACAGGTATGAACTTAGCGAAGTCAACAAAGTATAGTGGATCATTGTCAGCGTTCTCAAGCTGTGGTACAAAAATTACTGGTGCTCTGTTAAGGAACACTAAAGCGGCATCCACGGTAAGCATACCCATGGCCTCTTTACCCTTATGGTTATCGTCCTTCTGATCGGCGAGGTCCATCAAATCTGCTGCTACATTTGAGCTCGTATACCATCTTTTCTGTGCGGTCCTGGTATTAGCTGGGTCGTTTATGATGATCGGTGGTTTAAAATTAGTCAACATCGCCGCGATACGTGCCTGTTTTAGCATGGCGTTGTCGATCTTGGTATACGCAGCAGCATAGTTACGCCACTTAGCTTCAGTAGCTGCATCAACACCAGCAGCGACAGTAGCTGTGGTACCATCTTGGAATACGATAGTCGTACCAGCAAAACCGCTAACTGTGCCAGCATCTGTTTGGGTCTTAGTAAGCTGCGTAATGTAATATGGAACACCAAACGGATTGAGATCATCGGCAGCCTTGTTAGGTGTCTTCCATGCACGGCTCTCGATCAAGTTAGCCAAAGAGTTCAAGCCGTCTACTCTACGAGATTGAAGCAAGTCAATGAAGCCCTTAGCGTTGCCCTTGTTACGCAGAATTTCCTGTTTATCCCACGAGTAGTTAGTGCCGATACTGGTCCAGGGAACCGTGATCGTGCTCATCTGGTTGCCTACACTTGGTTCATCCGTATCGAACAGTCTACGGTAGCGTGCATTTCCTGTTTCATCGAACATGATCTTACGCTCGATCTGGGTACCGCCGTCTATCTTCATGCTCTCGTTATTATAGATACGAGTGAACTCAAAGTCCTGGTTATCCCACCCCACTTCAAACTCCTGATTCGGTAGATCAGGTAATGTGGTGTCAATTAAAAGTTGTAACTCGGAATTTTTAACTCCCATTTAATTTCCTCTTTCTTACTTGTAAAACTCAGGTTACTTGAATATCTTGTCAAGACGCTCTTGTGCTCTGCTTTCTATTTTAGCCTGAGTCTTTGGTTTGTCATCTTGTTCATCTTGTTTTCTAGCTTGTGAATCAGGCTTGAATGTTATGCCGGCCTCCCTCTTTTTCAGAGTGGCCTTTATACCAATCTCTACAGCCTTTTTCAAAAACTCACTTGACACAATCGAATGTGCAGCTTCCATAGCTTCAGCATTCGTTATGTCGTCACCTTGAAGAGCTTTACCAGCGGCGATCTGATCTGCTACTACCATGACTTTAGACCTGTTATCGAACTGGCCCCCAGTCAGGCTGTCCCAGTTGTTACCCTCGGACTTGCCGTAGAACTCTTCATAAAACTTGGTCTGGTCTGATGAGAAGAACCCTGAAATTTCAGATACCAAGGCTTCCTGTTCAGCTTTGCTAACTGGTGGTGCTTCACTCGCCTTCAGCTTTAACTCGGACAACTCTATTTTTAGGTCCTCGTTAGCCTGGGCTATGCTCTTGATTGTATCTACAATGGGGTCGTCCTTGTAGGCTTCTTCAAGCTTGCTAAAGTCCACTGTTGGTTTGTTATCAACAGGTTTCTCTTCAGACTTTACAGCAGGTGCCGGCTTATCCATAGATTTACGTCCAATCTCAGCGAACTTAACGTTGAGACTGTTAGTAGAGTCATGGATTCTACCAAGCGTTTTGAGCGTGAGCTCCGGGTTAGCTTTGAACTGTTCAGCTATATCCTTTTCAGTCCAACCTTGATTGATGGCAGTTCGGCGGTAGGCTTCGGGTACTATTACTTCAGTATCCTTTTCCTCAGCATCCTCTTTGTCATCAGTTTTATCAGGTTCTGGTTCAGCATCTACATCAGTGTCCTCTGCTGCTGGAGTCTCCGGGGGAGTATCAGTATCTTCCGATGCTGCCGGTTCATCCAGGGTAGGAGAGGGATCATCACCTAATGCGTCTAGCCGATCCTCGACCTTCTTTAATAGTTCATCTTCACTTTTCACTGTTTCTTCTGCGGCTGCGGCTCTGGCTGCGGCTGTGGGTGATTCTACATCAGTGGCAATTTCGTCTGCTGTCTTTGGCATTTCGGTCTCCTTTTAAAAACTCTGATTCACGTCGTACATTATACCATAATACTACACGAAAGTCAAGTACTTTTTATAATTTTACCTCTCCTTTTTTTCCTCTGCGTACATTTTACAAACCCAGTTTTCTCCAGATAATCATCGTGTTGCTTGAAGTTATCAAACTGAGGTCGCCCATCTTTATGTACCTTTATATCAGGGAACAGCTTATTATGCTCAGCAATCTGACTCGGGTGCATAGCAAGGCTATCAGAGATCAGGGGTTTACCATATCTATCACCTGATGAATATTTAGCCTCGGCTGCTAAATTTCTATCCAGGATAGCCTTGCATCCGCCGAATCCATTGCATCTTTCCAATTTATCATACTCAGACATGGGTTTAACAATATTCCGATGCAATCCGCACTCTGGGCATACGTAACAATACTCTGGCATATTTATCTCCTTAAACTGCTCTCGCTGATTGTGACTGAGCCGCCACTGCCTGGCGATCAGAGTTTCTATCCTGTACCGGGGTGGTAGTTTTAGGGCCACCTGGGAACTCACCATTCTGCTGCACGCCGGCTGCTTTGCCCTTACCCTGGTTCTGCGGACCAAGCATTACCTGAAGTTTCAATCGCTGCTGAAATTCAGGATCATCAAACATCGTTCTGATCCAATCACCAATGTCCATCTCTTCAGCCAGTCGTGTCAGATAATCCTGGACATTAAACGGTACACCAAGCTGTAACATCGACTGTGCAGCTATGGAAACTTGCGGTAAAATCTTCGTTGTGAACTCGATAACACGTCTTGCTCTAATATTCGGATCGAGCCTACGCATGGACTTCTGTACCAGTTTGAAACTATACTCTAGGAAATCACCCCTACGCTGTTCTGGTGTAAGAAATACCTGAACATCCTTTGCACCCGTTGGCCTATGGATAAGTGGCAGATTGATAAGCGGATCAGTATGCAGATACCAGGCGATTTTCTTGCTCACACCACTGGTGGTGTCATAGACCATATCAATAACATCGTTCATACTCACACCAGCATTGGCCTGGAGTATTTCTGCCTGAGTAGCAGTCTCTGCATCCGAACTTACACCGGCAAGCTGATCCGGGTTTCCCGCCATAAAGTTGAACCATACCTGTAATTGATTGGTCCACTGTATATTTTCGTTCCTTATACCACCATTGGATTTTACTTCTATGCCCTTCGGATCAGTCGATGCTATCATATCCCCATCGACGGCATCTTTGAAATCCTGGGCCTCGTCAGCATTTGCAGGGTTATAAAATGTTACATCCTTCTGTCTGTCACCCTGTTCAGAGTTCTTTACAAACATCCTGTTAGCCATTCTATGAAGATCGAATATTATACTAACCGGTGCCACTGGCAGTGGATTATTCGGGACTGGCTGCGTAAGGGACAGGAAATCATAAGGTCCCATATCCGGTCCGCCGTATTCAATATTCGCCAAAAACTTGGTGGATTTCTGCACAAACGGATCAGGCATCGTTATGATACTATTGGTGGGCTTAAACCATATCTGCACAACATCGACGTAATCGAATATATCGTGCATTACATTACCACTAAGGTGCTTTTTAGTCATATTCTCGACTCTCGCACCAGGCCCGGCGTTAGTAGAATCAGTGGTATTACTCACGGACTTAGGAAGCTTCATAACGAGATCATGGTCGTAGGAGTCACTATCCAGCAGGACCTGTCGCGGGACCCGTGATTTATCGCCGAGGAACGTGGACATATCAAAGCTCACAGCCAGCGGATCGAATGTGAAATTATCCAGGTCGACATGCTCAGAATATATCTGCCCAGGGTCGATGTCTACATCCTGGAATGAAAAACACTGCCCGGTGCTGCACATCCCCGTTTTCATTATACCGAACGCGAACATAGCATCTACGATCAGAGTACGCAATTCCTTGTGAATCTTGATATCACGCTGAACGGAATCCACGCCAAGACTGAGTAATTCGGCGTAATCAGCATTCTGAACGTTATCAGTGGTGATCCTGTTGGTAGGGGATCGCATGATAATCTGGGGAACGATGGCCCGTATCGCGTTGAATATGAGATTAATGGGCTCTTCACCCATGATTCCGTGGTTATTACGGTAATACTGGCCCACGTATTCCCTGATGAACAGTGCCCGGGCACGCCGATATGTGCGTAATCGCAAGAATCCCTGGCGTACTGCTTCCTGTAGCTTATCCGGGCTTATGTTTAGTGCCATATTCTACTCCGTAATATTAAATTCTGGTATTCACGCTATTTTTCGCCAGCATGTTTTATCCGGGCCCTCATATTCGTTCCCAGCCACACACCCAACCATTTCCTTGCCTTCTGTTTCAACAGGAAACTTCTTTTTGATTATGTCTTCGATCTCAGTGTATAATTGAAACTCCCTACGCTCCGAAAAATCAAGTGTCAATATCGTGTCTGTCTCTTTAATTGTTTGTCTGAAATCTCTTGCCATCTCAGTTCTCCTTAAACAAAACTATACGATTTTCTAAACGAGCTCTTGCTTTTCTTCTTATCTTTATCTCGTCGCTTTTTGCGACCACCTGCGGAGTTCTCCGGACAAGCCGGCTTATCGTGTTTCACACGCATCGTACCCTTTATACCTTCAAGACTTAAAGCATCAGCGATAACCCTATCACCGTGAGTCTTTTTAGCTACAGAGATTCCTCGTACAATGCTGCCGGACCCATGCCGCCGTCCTTATAATTTATGTAATATGTCGCTTCTGTAAGGGCTATTTCACTGTGGTTTATATACCCACCCTGTGACAAGATGGTGTTATACTGGCCAAGTAATAGAGGTTTAGTGCTGGAATTAGAGTGCCACCCGGGTTTCCTGGTCTTTTTAGCTACGACAGTTTTCTCATCCACATGCCTGTAATAATATGGATACCTCAGATTAGTTACGATCTCGCGGCTGAAGTTCAAACCCGGATCGCCATTCATCTCCCAGATAACAAATGGTATACGCTTAGGACAGGCCCCGCCTACCCATAGTGCGATAGCGACGGCGATCCTCGCGGCCTCGTGCGGCGGCGTGTTCGCGTCGGCCCATTCTCCTACCTTCTCCCCGGTTTCGTTGCATAAGATCGAGAATACGGTGTTGGACGCTCCCTGGCCCTTTGAGATGTCAATGCCTATCGTATAATGCTTGGTCTGGTCGAGCCGGCCATTTATCAGGTTTACCCAAAGTAACAGGGGGCCACCCACGGTACGGTGGGTTTTTATCTTGGACAGCCTACGTGATCGGATTATCTCCGGTATCTGAGCATTTGGTATCATACGATCAAATGCTACTTTCATCTTTATCTTAGGGGGCCTGGCGAACAAAGCTTTGTGATTCTCCACGATACGAACATCAAATACAGTCGATCCTGATTCAATATCGTTCATGTCGATCTCCTGAGCCATCTCTTTGGGAGATCGCCGCTTCTGCTCATTCTCGTACCACGGAGATGTTATGCTATACTCACCGGTTATATCGTTCTGAATTACTCGCCGTCCCACACCCTTCTCCGGATGTTCATACCATGGGAGCCTGATAACTTTGATCTGGCCACTAGCCAGCCACCTGCTGTATTCGGTACCCGCACCACATGGAGTAGAATTAACTATACGACAGGGGGTTACGTCGGCTGTTGCTGATCGTATAGCCTGGCCATTATCGACCTTTGCAAACTCATCCAACAATACAGCTTTACGCCTATCGCCTGATGCTGCGTTCGCTGTGGTGGCCTCGCCATCAATTACGCTCTTGTTAAGGGCATTTTTCATGTGCATCTTCTTGCGATGCTTCTCGCCTGGTCTGCATCCAGGGGGTACCATCCAGTCGGGTAGCCATTCATTGATGTAGTCATGTTTCTGGAACAGGGCCTTCATATTACCACGTAAATCAACATAATCTTCCACGCGAGATAGCTCAAGCAGCATAGTATCAGGGTAGAATAGCCATTGATGGTGGAAAGTACCAAGGTCGATCCATGATGCACCCATATCACGACTCTTCTTAAACCCTAGATCGTAACCTGAATTTATGGCATCCTCTATATTTAGGATGGACCCATCTTGAACTTCCCAGGTAATAAATGGCATGTTAGGCATCTTAGCCGGAACTGGAGAATTGGTAATCGGGTCCACATCGAACTGTCTAAACGTCCATACGAACGCATTAAACCAGAAAAGTATAGACGCAGAACACGCAGCCATCAGATCATTCTGTAGGATCGGGTCCTTCTCTGCTCGCTTTATGAGGTTTATACGCCATTCCAGATTTTCATCCAAACATTTAGGAACTTTCAGGCCAGTAACCGGATCGGTCCATATCTTTGGAACATCAGGGAATGGTTCACTCAGCGTCGGACGTAGCTGACTCAATTCGCTTTTTTGCTGCATCACTCATCTTCTCTGATAGTGGTCGTTCTTTATTATCTTTGTCTGCCGTGTTTACTCTGCCTTCTAATCGGTCGAATAACATGCTGATCGCCCATCGTTCCGGTTTGTATTCTACTTTCTTGTTCGTATCCTTGTCTACCTTCGTATATCCAAGAGCCTTGTCCCACACCATTGCGGCCAGAACCTGCTGTTTCGTTAGGGGGTTGCCCTCGTCATCGACAGAATGTGCCAGATGTGCCAGCCGTTTTAGCTCTGTGGTCAGGAGTTTCCCGGTTATTTCACCCTTACGGCTATTTTCCGGCTTATTCTCGGGCTTATCCGGTTTCTTACGCTTCGGTGGGACTCTAGGGGGTTTTTTATCAGGCATCAAATATCCACCCGGGCAACATCCACGCTGAACGACGAACTATTCAGGGTCGAGGCACAGATCAGGATTCTATCATATCCGCCGAGTTTCAGGATATACGATCCGATCCCATTTGCTGCATCGGAATTAGCTTTTCCTGCTTCTACGCCTAATCCGGTGGTCTCAGTTACGGTATCAACAAACAAATCCGTGGCCGAGGATTTCTGACCGGTGCCCACTACGGTCCCCAAAACTGCGAGTTTGCGGTAAAAACCACCGAAATTAGACCTATCCTTATCATCGCCGGTACGTATACCATAGATCAGGGGTACATCAGCGTCACCGTCCAGTGCTCCACGGAACCTGAGTTCGATTGCCGGAGTTCCCTTATCCACGTCAAATACCATAATACCCGTGGCGGTCAGAGCTTCAGCTACTGCCTGTGCCAGGGTCGTGGTACCCAGTGCTGCCTGAGATGTGGTAAGCGTCCCTTTTTCCTCAAATTTATACGATAATACTTCTCTGCGAGTGTATACTGCTGACGACATGTTATTTCTCCCGTGCTTGCTTAATGCGATTTTCTTTACAATATAACCGATATATCATCGGTGAGATTACTCGTACAAGTGACTCATCTTCTGCATCTACACCGCGAGCCTCGATCATTATGTGGCATAATTCATGAATCAGGCATTCAATCGGATTACGATTACTCTCTGCCATTCGTGCCAGGGGCACCCAGATTACCGCTTTTAGCGTATCGGTGGAATATTCTACTCTGGCGTGAGCATCTTCCCCGTTATCGTCTCCATCCAACTTTACTTCAGGTGGTGCTGCTATCGAAGTATCCAGCTTTATCAGCCAGTCTCGCAGTTGCATCTGATTCTGGCACCAGCGTATACAAGCCGTGAGTTGTTCCATCGTGGCTGGCTGGTACTTATATTCGATCATCGCCATCAATCAGCCTTCCTTAACATTCTTCGTGCCAGTTATAATCCCTCGGTGCCCCGTTATCCGGCAGCATCATCTCCAGCCATAGCCACCATAGCTGGTTCGTTTCATACAGCATTATCTGTACCCCGTCACGTGTCATTCGGGCCTCACTTCGCAGATTGTATTATACCATAAACAAGGAGCAAAGTCAAGGGGTTTCTCAGATTTATTCACTTTCCTAAATAGGAAATATAATAGGATATTCTGGATATATATTAGGGATGAGAGAATTTCACGTGTGCCGGACTGCTAGGATAGGGTGGTACCACCCCTCGACCACCACGGCCGGAGGGTACTACCCCCGGGTTCGGGTTTCGAGAATCTTGAACGTTGTGAGTATGTTTTGAGATCCGTACAAAACTCGTAAGCTTGCTTACGTGCTTAACGTAATAATAAAAATATAAAAGAATTATCGCACCATGTACCAATTATTGAGATATACTCTATATGTAGCAATGGTGCTACTGAAAGGGGTTTATAGTGAAAAACGTTTATGAGTACACCGAAACAATCAACTCAGCTATCCCAATGCGTCGCAACCGTCAACTGTTCAGCAGCAAAGTGAAAGCCAAAGGACATTTTCTTGATAAGTCTGGGATGCGTCTTGACCCTTTGGCTGATTCCAAAGTTTATCGTGAAGATAACATATGGTCAGTCACGATCGACAATACAACGTATGAATGGATCGTTGTTGATTTGTATTAAACCCTGTTTACCCGTCAAGGTGGTTATTAGCTGTTCGATTCAGTTAAGCGGGTATTGCGTAACTATGCTAACAGTAATCAGGTAAAATAATTAAAGGGGTTAGACAATGACAAAAGTTGATTTGATAGCGGTTATAACAAAGGCATACTTTCCCAAGAACTTTGATTATGACAATAACATGAAACAGGTTAAGCGGTTTACCAGTAAACAAAATCGCATGGTCAAGGCTGACCTGATAGACTTAGCTCGTACCGCCTGTGATGCGTTAGAACAAAGAGGGGAATAGTACACTTACACGCCGTCCCCTTACCCCCACGGGGGTTATCGGGTCGATATTTTAGGTTAAACATTAATTGGAACGTATAATCAGGAGATATATTATGAAAACTGGTAAAAAAAAATGTCCAGATTGTGATGCAACCATGATAATCGAATCCCATTCTGTATCAGTAGAATGTCAGGATATAGAATTAGACTTTCCCACGTGTAAAGAATGTGGTTATGTCGAATACGATACTAATTATTAGGCTAAAAACCCAGATGTTAAAATAGGGTAGCCGTTTTTAGGGCGTGCGTCCAATAAACAAGCAATACGACAAAAATGTAGCATTAATGGTCGAAAGTTACAAAATTGTAGCATAACTGATAGTTATTTGTTAAAGTTATGATAATATAAGCACAGCTAATAATAGACAGTAAAGGGGAAATAAAATGACGGCGTACCAAAAATTATTAAAGATACTCGAAATGTTAGGTAAAGAGGATAGTGTACTAAGTAAACTCACAGAAGATGAGTGTGTAGGGGTTATCTATACTCTAAGTTTGACTGTGGACGATGCAATAGCTGATGCATAGTATGCTTATGAGATACCCGTCCTAAAGGCGAAATGCTAAGGCGGGTATCTGATAAATATATTATAAAAGGAGAATTATTATGAAACACAGAATGTATAGAGTAAGGGAACATCGGGGAGAACCAATGGATTATGACGTACTATCGTCTGAGATAACCGCCGTGGCTGCTAAGAATAGCTGTGTACGTGCTGGGGATTACCGGAATACGTGGTGGGTTGATGTGCTGGAAGAGCTAGAACTGGATGGTACGCTGGATATAGGAGAAGTCGATACGATATGCTTAGAAGCAACAACACCGGATAAGGACACGTTCTATAACCAGCAGTACATAGAGGACGATCAATGTTAGTACAACAGATAGAATTGAGTAATGGCATGTTCACTACAGTTGACGCTGGAGATTTTAAATGGCTAAACCAATGGAAATGGTCATTTAATAAAGGATACGTAATAGGAGGCCATAGGCCAGAGGGTAAAAACTCTTCACCTGTATTAATGCACCGTGTTATAATGGATCCACCTAATGATAAATTTGTTGACCACACAAATCACGATACATTAGACAATAGGAGATGTAATTTAAGAGTATGTACTAAGGGGCAGAATCAGTTTAATAAGTTGCCACAAGGGGGAACTTCACGCTTTAAAGGGGTAAGCTGGAATGAGCAAACGAGTAAATACAAAGTACAAATACAGTTTCAGGATAAAAAGTATTACCCAGGATATTTCATAAACGAGATAGAAGCAGCTATAACCTACGATTTATGGGCTATTAAACTATTTGGTGAGTTTGCTCACTTAAATTTTCTAAACAAGGGCAGATAATGAACCACGCTAGGCGATCCATACAATTTCCGATAATAATAACCCCGTGTATACTGTGGACACCTTTGATGTTATGGGGATTAGACGTAATAATTGGACATAAGATATTCATATGGTACTGGATATTAAAAATAGGCTGTAAATTATAATTTAAGGAGAATAGTAAAATGACAGTAAAAGAATTAAAAGAGATTATAAATTTCTGCAACGAAAATATAGAGGTTTTTATCGCACTCACGGACGCAAGAGGTAACACGACCTATGAACCTGTGATACGCACTAATAGGACCATTGCCGGATTGTACTTTTACGGGGATACTAGCTTTACACTGGAATAAATCTCGATAACCAGTATCTTGGGGCGATTACTCACAACGTTGCTACTTACCACCTATATAAGAAAATTATAGCTTTCAACTTATAGAAAAAGATATATTAAAATCTGTACGCAGCGTAGAAGGTACATTATTTTTTGTTAGAGTCACACCTCGCACCTTATATAGGTAGTAAAATAGTATAAACAGAGCGTAGACTACTCACAAAACAGGTGGTATTATTATTACATATAGAATCCAGAGTTACCATAGATAGAGGATATTTAAGACGATCACGAACAAAGTTTAACAGGTTTCGTAAATAAGTACAAGTAGAAAGTGGTTTGAAAACCGGAATCTACGTGTAGTCTGAAATTTAGGAGATAAGGTATGCCCCAGAAAAGGATGAAATACGATCAATATTCAGCCCAGAATCAGGCCAAATGTGCTATAAAGAAAGCCGAGAAACTCAGAGTAACATCGCTCACAACAGCAGACAGTAGACCAGCAGACCTATACAAATTGGCCGAGTATATAAATGGTAAATGCACGCCCGAAGAGATTGAAAACCTCCGGAGCGTGTTAAAGATAACGACCCTGATTCCCGATGGTAGACTTTGCCCTTGGCTGGACTGTAAGTATCACTCGCCGAAGTTAAGCAGCAGACAGAGCTATCGTGTATCCTCCGAGATGATATGCCACCGATGCAAGGGAAACGAAGCGAACAGGAACCGAAAGAAACTTAAAGATAATTTTACGATGGAAAGAACACACTGATTTATTAACCGTATAGAGTTTAGAGATTTAATATAAAGGGAATAAAATCATGGAATGGAAATTGATTGAATGTGAAGATGTACCGTGTATTATTGATAATAGCGGAGTGTATACTGTTATTAACAGACTTATCGAGACTGAGTACGGTAAGGGTGCTGGTGTTACTTATAAGGGTATCAGGGTCGATATTATGTCATCGGCTGATAATCCACTGGTGAGTATACAAGGCGAAGCAAACGCTGTGCGTAAGTCCGTTATCACTTGGCTAATCTTGCACGCTGTGATGCCCGTATCGACGGAGCACGCATCGTATATCGGCTATGAAATAATGAGAGCACGAAGCGAAGCAAACTACGTTCAGGCGTAGGGAAAGACGGGGTAATTATGCCTAGTAAATGCCACAATAAGCATGCAGACGGTAATTGTGGTGATTGCATTATTTGCAAGGATCAGGAAAAATTCGATTCAGAAGCACGCAAAGCCACTGAACAGGAAAATCTTAAACCGGAAGAAGAAACGGAGTAGACGATGTTAAAACTGATAAAAATAACCGATAATGGCGGCAAAACAATGGATAGATACACTGCCTATTTCAAAGGCGATGGAGAGATCGACGGCGATTATACGCTGTGCATGTCGCATAATTGCAAGTCTCCGCAGGGAGTCTGCATGTCGGATACTACCAAACCAGATTGGATCGAGGCCGATGATGGCAAAGTTATGGTGTTCACAGATTGTCCTTACGATGTGCAGGTGGCAATAGTACAATTCAGGGACGGTGATGATAGTCTGAACAAGATGACGTTATAAAACAGGGGCTGGGTTAATCCGAATGAGAACTAAAGCTCAGCCCCTACCGACTATTAATTAGAATTTAATTTGAAGGGAATAAGATGAGTACTGGACTGAAAGTAGTATTGATATTGGTGTTAATGGCTATTGGTTTTTTATTCTTCAACATATGTTACGGATGGATGGTTTTGGTTTACCCGCCATTTGTGGCATTTCCTAAATGGGGATTCATAATACTCCTGTATGCGTTGGTTAAGTAAAATCTTCACTCGGCTGCACTCGTTCGTGGGTGTGGCCGTGTAAATGTTTTATTAATATAGATAAGGAGAAATCTGATTATGACGATTAGAAAGAGACAGGTAAACAGGATAGTCGACGAGCTAAAAGAGATACGCAGAATATCAACTATGGATTCTGCTGATTTCAGTAACAGCACTGATAAACCTATGGACTTACCAAAAGAACGTAAGGGTGTTACTGCTTACGTAAAGCGGTTAACGAGATTATGGCGGTGGACATGGTTAACAGAACCACTTGACAGGGCCATTGACCAGTTAGAGCATGAATTGAACCGTTGATGAACCTAATCGGAGCAACCTGTGGTCGTCTGAAAGTAACTAGACGGGCAAATGTATATTCCAAAAGACGGAAATGCCCATACTGGGAATGCGTTTGCGGATGTGGTGAAACCAAGATTATCCGAGGATCGAATATCACAGCCCGATCACAATTATCCTGCGGATGCCTAAAAGGGTACCACGATACGAAGCACGGTAAATCATACGCTGCCAGATCATTGGCCCTGTATTTTCTGCGGGATCATATCGAATCGACGCTGGAGTTTACAGATTCGATCCACGCTGATCGGTTAAGTTTCGATGTTTGCGAATTTGCCGCTGGATTCCCGGGCACTAGCACTGTAGACTATCCCGATATTTATGACCTGATCGCAGTTATGGGGGTGTTCAATCAGGAATTGGCTGATATGCACCATCAACTGTACGGATTATATCTACCTAAAGATATGAATTTTGAAATATATGGATTGGAGTATAAAGTATGAGCTTATTAAACAAAAAGCACGTTCGGAACTATATATTAGAGCGGGTAAAGAAAACCCGGCCCGGTTTTAACTGCACCCGTGTATCACCCGATGCGTTAACTGCCATAGAATATAAACTTACTGCGATGATAAACAAGATTGTTCACGCCCACCCGTCTAAAGGGCAAACTTTTCGTGATATATTATAAAATAATATCGAACATAAATCGAAGGGGAACGCAATGGAAGAGGCTATTAAAATATTAGAGAGCATGGGAATTATAGTGGAGATAACGAAATGAGCAAGAAAAAACGAATGTCGCGAAATTTTAGGATTAAAATTAGAATATTGCGAACATCTGCGTGATGAGGTCGTAATGTATAAATAGATAATATTAACTTTTTGTAACAAGGAGATTTAAAATGGACACAGAACAAAGGGCAGAAGCAAAAGTCAAGAAAACCCCGTTCCACTACATCGTAGTGGATAATGCGACCAATGAGATCATCGAAGAGGACACAATGCTCTTCGATTCACAGGCCGATGCTGATCGCTCGCTGCTGATCGCCATAGCCCGTGAGAATCTTGATCTGGATATGTCTGCCGTGGAAATCACAGCCAAGCCCTTTTGATTGGCTAATCCGCGAGAATGAATGGTCCGATAATTTCAAGATCGGCATTCCCAAGTGGATCACTAATTGTGTATCAGGGTATGATAGGGTTGTCAATGATTTTGGCGATTTTGATAACCTCAAGCTAGGTATGCAGCTTCATCAGCAGGTCGAGGATAAGTTCTTCGAGTACAACAAGATTAACGATGGCACCAGAGACCCAGATTTACTGAAGCGTATAGCTGGAGTGTTTGCTGAAGCTGAGCTTAAACCACCAGGCAAGAAGCCGTTTCCGAAGCTGGTCAACGAGTGTGTTGTCGAAAAGCACAACGGGGATATATTTATAGCCACGTGTGCTCATTGGAAACGTTGGGAGCATGATGGTTACGAGATTCTACTCTACAAGGGTAGTAGATTTTTTAAGGCCAGTAAGAATGTTGACCGTGAAGTATTGCGTGATAACTTGGTGATAAGGTTATTTGATCAGCATCGTCCAGGTGAGCGATACAATGATGCCCTTAAAAGGTGCGAGGATCATTTCAAGAGAGTCTGGCCCGACAAGGTACTTTATTGAGTCGCGTCCGTATAAATAAATAATCTTTCCTCGAACATCTGCTGATCGGGTACGTAGTATAGGTAACAGTAGCATGGTCGGACGCTTGGGATAGCAAGCGTTGATCGAACTGTATAAAGGACCGAGCGAATTTGCCAAGCATCCGCATAAGCCGTTGACGAGCACAAGTGCTCGGTCCAGTTTTTGAAAGTGAGATAACAGAATGAATAATGGACAACTTCAATACATGAACGGCGAACTCCAATCCCGTATCACCGACCTTGAGCAGCAGCTTGAAGCGGCGGAGAAAGAAACTAACCTGTGGAAGCTGCGTGTTGATGAAGCTGGTGATTATATCAACGATTACGAGGAGATTCAAGCCGACCTCGCCGCCAAGACAGATGCGTTGGAGAAGATAAAGCCTTATTTACTAGAATGCCAAAGCTGTTTTATAGCATATGCTAAAGAGGGGACACATCATGGCAGTCGAGATACCACCAAGTTTTGGGAGACTAAAGCAAAAGCAATAGGGCTTATAATAAAAGCCACCGCAGCCCTCGCCCCCTGTGAGACTTGCGGGGGAAGTGGATTTAAACCTAGAGAAAAGCATTGTTCATATAAATCAAGGCTATGTCATAAGATACATGATGGAATAACTTGTAAGCCCAACGGTGTGTGGTGTGAATATTACATTCATTCTGAACTTTGCCCCGCCTGCACAGATAAGGAGAATCAGTAGCTATGAGATTTTTACCAAATGTATTATCAGTCCACATAAACCTGCTGTGGTTTAAGATCGGCATCGAAACGCTGGTTTATTACCATCAGCTAAAGTACCTAACCCATCTGAAGTTTTACGTATCACTCTTCGGTATTGGGTTTTCATATAACATAGGGAGGCGTAAGTTAAATGACTAACAAACAATCTCCATCCAGGCATCTTAACACAGACAGATTTAACTCCAGGCCATCACAGGTCAGGCATAGAGAAGCTGATCTGCGTCATACTTTAAAGAAACTTCTGTTGGCCCCGCTGGTAGCATTATATATGCTGTTCCACAGGAATAAGCCCACGCCGAAACTTGTATCCCATCGGCTGGGTAAACAACGAAATCAGCCGTGTCCGTGTGGTAAGCATAAAACAGTAATAAAGCCCGTAGTTCGCCCAACGTTTGGCTATCTCAAGAGTGAGGTTACTATGGGGCCAGTAAGCGTACCTGTTAAGTATAAAAAATGCTGCTGGAATAGTGACTATGAGGTAGCTGTGTAATGAACTGTGGCCTCGATAAATGCCCAGTAGAAAGTGTAACCCTGATTAAGCTAACCAAGGGTAAGTACACCATAATAGATACAGCCGACTGCTGGCTGTTCAAGTATAAGTGGAACGTCACAGGAGTAGGAAGGTATCTATATGCAGCCAGGGGCAACCTGCAAGATAATGGCAAGAGAAGGTTAGAACTTATGCACCGTAAGATCATGGATGCACCCAAGGGTATGGTAGTAGATCATATAAATCACAACACGCTTGATAATAGACGAGCCAATATGAGAGTGTGCACCAATAGTCAGAACAGTTGCAACAGCTTACCCGTTGAAGGGTCGTCTAAGTATAAGGGTGTGCACTGGAGTGAGTATCAGGAAAGATGGGTAGCCCAGATAAAGTTAGATTACAAATACCACAACGTGGGAGTTTTCAAAGACGAAATTAAAGCAGCTGAGGCTTACGATGAGAAGGCCATTGAATTATTCGGAGAATTTGCGTATCTAAACTTTAGCAGGGAGAAATGTAATGTCAGATAATAAAGGTGAGAATCCTAAAGAAGCGTGTGGATTAGCTAAGAATCCGCATTGCTGCGTATCACAGGCTGTGATGGCCGAGGTAGGACTCGGGATGTTCGAGGGTGCACGTAAGTATGGCCGGTATAATTACCGAGTAACGAAGATCACAGCATCTATATACTATGATGCTTGCCGTCGTCATTTGGATATGTGGTGGGAAGGTGAGGACATCGACCCTGATAGTGGTGTGCACCACATCTCAAAGGCTATCGCGTGTCTTACAGTCCTACGTGATGGTCAGATTCAGGGTATGACTTACGATGATCGTCCACCGAAAACTCCACCCGAGTTTTGGGAGAATATAAAGAAGATCACGGGTGAGATTATAGCACGCCACCCGGAACCGAAGGAACCGTTTACGGAATTGAACAAGAAAGCAGAACAGGAGGCCAATAAAAAGTGAATAAAATAACAGCATATATGTCTCATCACATCCGAGGCCCGGAAGGTGACAAGGCCACGATGGAAACTATCGAGGCTAACAACAAGGCTGCCCGATTAATGGGAGCTAAGATCAGAGAACTAATACCAGAACTTGACCTGTACGTGCCGGGAGATCAGGACCAAGTAATTATGTATCTGTGTAAGAAGGGGTATGTAACTACCGAGCAGATACTCGAAGCCGACTGTGTTATCATAAGCCAGTGTAAGTTTATGATAGTTTTTAATAGATATGATAGTATCAGCGGTGGTATGCAGACCGAAGTGGATCACTGCATGTATAATTGTATCCCGTTTATCTATATCACTGATCTTAACGAGCGTGAGCTTGCAGGTCTTAGAGATTTAGTTAAACATTTTCAGGAGATTGCCAATGTCACTATCACATCAGACTAAAAATAATATACTACGATCCCTACGGAGTGGGCTCAACCACCAGCAGACCTGTGAATTGGTTGGCATTTCCAGGAATACTGTCGTAAAGTTGCTGAAAACTCGTAAGCGTGTAATGTCAATCACTGACATACATGGTGGTCACGTTGCAGGGCTGACTCCACCCGATTATCAGAAGTATAACATTGGCATGAAGAAGTTTGAGGACCAGCAACACGAGGCATGGGCTTGGTACGATAGAGTGTGCAAGATATTGAAGCCCAATGTACTCTTCGTTACTGGTGACATGACAGAAGGCAAAGGTAAACGATCTGGTGGATCAGAGCTTATCACTACTCTGTGGGAAAAGCAGTGTGACATAGCTTACCAGGTTATAAAAACTACCGGTGCCAAAGAGATCGTGGCTGTCTACGGTACGCCATGTCATACCGGCGATGAGGATGACTATGAGAACTTCATAATTGGCAGACTCAAATCAGATGGCATTCGATGCAGGATAAGTGGACATGAATTTCCACGTGTGCATCAGATACAGTTCGATCTTAAACATAAGATCGGGAGTTCGGCGATACCACACGGCAGGGCTACTGCTATAATGAAATCAAAGCTGTGGAATATCATGTGGGCCGAAAGAAATCAACAACCTGATAGTGACGTGCTGCTTCGTGGTCACGTGCATTATTTCAATTACGTGGGGAACTCACGGTGGCTTGGCATCGTCCAGCCGGCACTTCAAGGCTGGGGTAGCAAGTATGGAATACGACAATGTGAGGGCATCGTAGACTTTGGACTGATCTGGTTTGACGTGTATGACGGTGACACACTCGATACTTTGCAGTGGCATTATGAGATACCACAGCTTGAATCTCACAAGGTTAAGATTGCACAGCTATAATGTGCGGCAAAGGTGATGACTACAGAAAAGTAGACAGGAGTAAGTACGATAAAAATGCTAATAGAATTTTTGGCGAACAAAAGTTAAACATCTGGCGTAGAGATGATAACGGTAATTTAATAGACGAAGAAGATAAAGGAGAATCGAAGTGAGAATCGGCGAGTTAATAGATCATCTTAGCGACTGGGACCAAGAGGCCGAAGTTAAAATAAGCGGCGAAGGTACGGTCATAACATTGGAACCAGGAAGGCGTAATCAGGTCGTGCTTACCGGTGAGGAAGAGAGCATGTATAATGCCGAATAGAAAAAAATACAATAAACTAAAGCTCGGTAACAAGGATGCCCGTGCAGAATTGCAACCGATCAGTATCAGGTTGAAAAAAGTGTTCTGGGATGCCCGGAATTTGGTTACTCAGCACGATCACAGGCACGTAGAGAAATTCCGTGATGTGTCTGAGTGGATACCGGGTACTGACAACGAACACCGGCTTCCGTTCTTGTTTAAGAAAGACGTAAAGCGGAACCACGCTACGCTCGTCAGTAAGAAATTTCCTTGCTCGATATGTGGTGGTACTGAAGAGTGTGTATACTTTGAGAGAAGCACCAGGGAGCGAACCGTGATTTTATGCTCTGACACACCGGGACCGAGCGATGCAGAGGTACCAGGGTTTGTTAAGTTTATGAGCATGTATACGCTCTATCAGGGGGGTCCACTTGCCGAAGAGGAAACGTTTGAGTCACTCCCGATTTCCAAGGACAGGGACAAGATCAGATGCCTATTTGCTATCCTCAGTTTCCTGATCCAGCAGTGGTGGATTGTGCAGGATAAAGGACCTGACTGCATCGAACGTGTCGTCACCGAGATACAGCTTGACAGACTCGAACGGATGGTAGCACTGGGTATGAAAAAGTACGAGATTGCCGGGCATATTAAGATCGGTTACTGGTTGAGGGAGGTTAAGTGAGTAGAGCTAGTAAAAAGAAGGTACACTACAAGCACGCGGGTACTCTACGCATGGGAATATGTGGTAGGATGGTGGACATATTGTTCGTATCCTCTGTTAAGTCTCAGATTTCCTGTAAGGATTGTCTAAAGGCCCTGAAACGGGGGGTCTATAAAAACCAGAATCGACAGAAAAGTAGATAATATGAACTGGCAGAACGTACTACATAGAATAGGCTACCCGGGTACAGCATTGGTGCTGGATTTCGAGACATTCTTCGACGTGGGATACACGCTCAAGACTATGCCTGTAATAGAGTTTTTATCCGATGAGCGTTTTGAGTTCACAGGTCTGGGTGACTTTACTATGAAGCATCCGTTCGACGACCCGATTAACGCTGGATTCTCACCACCTGATAAGATACAGTACAAGCTTGATTACTTCCAGGAAGAGTACGGCGAAGAGTTCGAGGACTGCACCTTAGTGGGTGCAAATTTACCATTCGATGCCATGATCCTGGCTATGAAGTTTGGAATATACCCACGATATACCATCGACATCCTCGATCTCGCCAGATACTTCGATCCGAAGCAACTGGTATCAGTAGCCGAGCAGGCTAAACGTGCTGGCATGGAACCGAAGGGTGACACTAACGCGTTTAAAGGTTTACATTGGGAGGATATGACGTATGAACAAAAAATTGCCATGTTTAAATACTGTCGGCACGACATCTACCTCGAAGCAGAATTGTTCAAAACTGAGTTGCCAAGACTTACCAATCCCAAGGTTGAGCTATACCTGGCCCACCACACTCTGGAGTTGTTTTCTAAACCCAGGCTTGCCTTTGACTTTCCCCTCGCTCGTGAGCTCCATTATGGCATGACCAAAGAAAAAAACATTGTACTTGCCAAGACGAGCTATACTCAGAAAGAACTCAGCGGGACCATTAGTTTCGCCCAGATACTTACAGACAACCTACCCGAGGGCGAGGTCCCGCTGAAGTTCGGCAAACCTACCAAGAATCTGATACCTATTACTGGTGAGCATAAGATTATAGCATGTGCTGCTGACGATGAGGGTCGTAAGTTTCTAATGGAACATCCTGATGAGAATATCAGGAATATAATCGAAGCAAAGATCGGGATAACATCCTGGCCTAAGTGGGCTAAACGTGTCAAGCGTATGGCTATGATGGCTAAAGCTTTCGACGGTAAGTTTCCCGTGCCGCTTCGATATTGCGGGGCCCATACGAAACGATGGACTGGTACTGGTAAGGTTAATCCGCTGAATCTCGGTGGTGCCGGACGTGCAGGATCAGGTACGCATCCGTTGTTATCACAGGTTAGACACTTGCTATTGGCACCTGAAGGTTTCGTACTCGGAATTGTTGATGCTGCACAGATCGAGTGTCGATTGCTGGCATGGTTTGCTGGTGAAACTCAGTTATTAGAAGGATTCGCCGAGAGTGATAAAGATACAGAGTATGGAACTCCCGACGTATACAGTAAATTAGCCATGGACCTGTTCGGAGGGATAATCTATAAGGCTGATAAAGATAGGGAAACCCCAGAGGATTACAAGCAGTTAGTAATCAGGCGTGGCTTTGGTAAAGACGGCATTCTCGGATGTGGCTACAGTCTCGGTGCTGACACGTTCTTCGATAGGTGTTATTCTAATCCCGTTCTTCGTCCTATGTTCGATGACGGAACCTTTACACGTGCATTTATAGAACGATTGATTAAGACGTACCGTACCAAGTATACCCAGATTGTAAAACTCTGGGGTGATTTGGAGAGAGCCTACAAATTTGTAACGCGGTATAAAAATGAACCAGTAGAATTAAACCGGGGCCTGAAGTTCTTTGCCGAAGGCCACACCACTGTGATCGAGCTACCATCAGGCAGTAGATTATATTATCCTCATGCCAGCGTATCAGGTACCGGAAAGTGGAGTGATGCTGGTTACGAGCATGGTAAAGTTTACGGTGGTATGCTGGCAGAAAATATTATGCAGAGTGTATCACGTGAACATCTCATCGGTGTGATAATGGAATGCGAGTCACTACTGCATCACGTGGTTCTGCATACTTATGATGAGGTATGTTGTCTAATAGACGAGGGTAACGAGAAACGTGCTATGAAAAGTATTATTGCTGCAATGTGCAGAGTTCCGAAGTGGGCAGACGGTGATCTCCCACTTGGGTACGACAGTTTTACGAGTAAATGTTTTAGGAAATAATTTTAAGGAGACCACGTATGCCAATAGAGATAGGCAATAATTTAGCATTCACCATCTGTATGATAGTCGTAGCTTTAGCAGCAATATCGTTTTTCTGGGGTGGTGGCAAACCATAACTAAACGTAAGACTAAAGCAATGAAGTACCATGAGCTATTCGATGCGTTCAAAGAAGCAACTGGTACACCTAAGACGGGCAGGAAAGATGACAGCATAGGTACTAAGCCGACGATACCATGCCCTGATGTGCCGGAGAGTGTGGTCCTAAAGAATTGCCTGGAGTGGCTACATAAAAGGGGCATCGTATGTGATAGGAATAATACCGGACTGATTGACGTGCGGGGCGGTAAAATGTTATTTGGCATCAAAGGTGCCGGCGATATTGTAGGGTGCCTTCCGAGTGGCCGTCACTTCGAGATCGAGGTAAAGCGTGGACGTGGTGGATCGCTGAGCAGTGGGCAGCAGAAAAGAAAAAGAAAGATTATGTCGAACAACGGAGTGTATTTGATCGTACATAGTGTAGGAGAGTTAGAAAAATTGTTAATGTCAATATTGAAAAGGAGATAATCAGGTGCTCACCACTAAGGACAAGCTGGAAAAAGAAGTTACTATTGGTGACATGGTGTGGTTAGAGACCAAGCTTGACATCTTTAAGGGTGGCTGCAACTACTACGCTGATATAGTAGAGGTTGATAGTGAACTAAAGTGTAGCGTAGAGGGTGTTATCTATGACTTTACACCCGATGAGATTGAACTTTTAACAGATTAAGGAGATAATATGGAACGTCCAGTAAGGTTATGCACAAAAGATGGACGCAAGGTTGGTAATGCCTTCTGCATAACATGGGTGGCCCGTAAGCCTTTGAAATACGAGGTCGAGACAGACTTTGGTAACACGCTGATGGTTACTGAGGAGGAGATGCTAGAATTGTGGCGGATCATGAACGACGAGCCGCTTATAACCTATGACCAATGGAAGAATAGCAAGGAGACGAAGCAATGACACAGAATAAACGAGATCACTGGAAACTGTCAGCATCCTGGCTCAAGGCTTTGAAGTCTTGCCCGATGAGATGCTACTACAGCTACATCAAAGGTATACGTCCGATAGAAGAGACCGAAGCTTTGCGTATGGGAACGAATTGGCATGAGCTACTCGAAGTTTACAGCTTGAATAACGATCTCGATGAGGCTGTCGATGCCCTCAACGTAGCATACGAAAACAAGCCGATGTCCAAGACACTGGAAGAGTGGGCTGCTGAACGTGCTAAGCTGGCGTACAGTTTATCAGGTTACATCTGGAACTACTCAGATGTGGATATGGAAGTCGTAGCCCGTGAGATTCCATTCTCTCTGAAGATTATCAACCCTGATACTGGTGCTACCCTGCCCAACGTAGAGATCGTGGGTAAGATAGATAAAATCGTAAAGGTAGATGGCAAGTTTATGATCTGCGAGCACAAGTCCACGAGTAAAGATGTCAGTGATAGCTCACAGATGTGGGCACACTTACGACTCGACACGCAGACCACATTGTATCAGTATGCCGCGATGCAGTTGAAGATGTCCGGCGAGCTCGAGCAGTTCGGCATCGGCAAGGATGCTGAGCTAAGTGGTGGACTCTACGATGTATGGCGTAAACCTACGATCAGTCCTAAGATGCTGACTCAGGGTGATAGTAAGAAGTTCTTGGAAGATGGCATGTATATGGGTCAGGAGTTTTTTTCCGTACGTATTAAAGATGAGATCAGCGTGGATAGTACACTCGTCGAGTATAAACCTGGAGCTAAAGAGGGTACCTTCGCCATCCGCGAGACTGCCGAGATGTACGGTGCCCGGTTGCTGCATGACATCACAGAACGACCAGAGCATTACTTCGCACGTAAGCCGCTGAATAGAAGCGTCGCTGATATGAAACGGCTGGAGCGTGAACTGTATAGCATCTACCAGAATGCCAGGACCATGAATAAGAACGACTCGTGGTATACCTGCGAAGATCAGTGCGAGGCAACGTTCCACTGCTCGTATATTCCGATCTGTTATAATAATGTTAACGTGGATGAATATCTGCCAGAAGGGTTTAAGAATATCAAAGAGGAAAAGAAAGATGCAGAAAGTAAAGCTTGATAACAATGGTGATATAGTTGATACCAGTAATGAGCGTATCATCCTTTGTTGTAACGGAACTGGAGCATTCTGTAACACGGACTGTGCAGCATACAGCGAGGGTACCAGAGTTATAGATAATGAGGGTACACGTGCTAAAATAGCAAACTGTAACGCGTTCAAATTTACGATAGGAGAACTACAATTATGAACACAACCAAAGCACCACCACCAAATTCAGTATCAAAAAAAGGACCACCGGCTAAGCCAACAGTGAAGTCCTTGCCCCCGAAGAATAAGGAGAAACTCAGGCCCAAGAAAACGTTTAGCGTATCCAGTTGGAACAGTGATGGAGAAGGTAAACGGGTCGGTATCGTAGCTGATTCTGGCCTGGGCAAGACTACACTCGCGAGCACGGCACCTACGCCAGTGTTCGTTGGGCTCGACGAGGGTGGGCGTGAGATTAAAAACCCATTTACCGGTGAGGACCTGAAGTATATCGCTGGTGTCGAAGATTACTACGATGTCAAGCAGGTTATGAAAGATCACAGCTTGTTCAAGGACTATGAGACAGTAGTGGTCGATACTGTTACGATGGTCGAGTCCGTGTCGATACCTTGGATCGTAGAAAATATCAAGACCGAGAAGGGTGCCACTGTTGAAAATATTATAGCCTATGGTTATAATAAGGGCTTTCGTCATGTCTATGATACATTTGCTAGTTTCTTACGCAGTGACTGTGATAGCCTGATCCATGCTGGTAAGAATGTAATCCTAATTGGCCAGAGTACCCAAGCTAGAGTTGCTAATGCTGCCGGTGAAGATTTCATACGTGATGATGTGAGACTTCAGCATCAGAAAGAATGGTCCAACTTAGCACAATTTAATGAGTGGGCCGATCATATCCTGCGTATCAGGTATGTCGATATGATCGTAGACGATAAGAAGGTAAGTGGTACCACAGAGCGTGGTATATTCTTCAAGCCTGAGTTGCACTACTTTGCCAAGTCTCGAACGATAAAACTTGATGGTGATTACATACCGTATGAGTCACCCGAGGACAACACTCTGTGGGATATTCTGTTTCCTGACACAGCGGAGATACCGTTTTAATACTAATTTTCAGAGTTTAATTTAAGGAGAATCAAAGTGCCAAAATGTGAACGAGAAGAATGGTTTAAAGCCATAATGACAGACGGTGGTGTGGGTACCACCAAGGAGAGCGAGCTACCCCAGATAGTAGGGTCGTTCTTAATGCAGGAATTGTACGACGATACAAGCGGTACGTTTCAGGATTGTTCAGAGTACAATGAAACAATTACTGGTTATCTCGTGCTCGTAGGTAAAGAAGGTCAGGACCTGCTCAACTGCGATCAGGCTAAAAAAGTATTTGACTGGGATGGCCAGTCATTTGCCGACCTCGATGCCAAACTCATCGAAGCAGTTAATAATAAGCAGATTGTATTGATCCACTGCGAAAATGACACCTACAAGGACAAGACCAGCTTGAAAGTACAATGGATTGATACTGGTGATGCACAGCCAGGTGGCTCGATCAAGAAACTCGACAGCAGTGAGCTCAAGAAACTCGACGCTAGGTTCAAGAGAAAAGCCAAGCCTAAAGCTGCTACCGCTGCTAAACCTGCTGCTAAACCTGCTGCTAAGGCCAAGCCAACGACTCCTAAGAAACCAGTTACTCCTAAGAAAGCTGCACCGGCGAAGGCTGAAGCTGCACCAGGATCATGCAGTAAAGACGATGTTTGGGAGTTTGTATGCAACGAAGAGCTCTGGAATGAAGGTGTAACGATAGACACCGTGAGCGAAGCGTGGACTCAGGCTATCGAAGAGATGGGACCTGATGAGGATAAGTTCTCAGTCGAGGACTGGTTCGTAATCAGGGACGCTATCTGCAAAAAAGTATTTGCATTCTAAAAGATCACGTGGTCCTGGGTAGTATATATACTTCCCAGGATCGTATTTTATTAACCCTTATTTAACAGGAGATATTATGTCGTACGAAGATCAGGACAAAAAAGAAGATGACCAGTTGGATGGCAACAAGGCAAGTAAAAGGAGCTCTAAGAGCTTCGCGGTTGGCGGTGTCGGACAAGAAAAGCCCACGAGCGTAGAAGATGGTCACGCAACAGCATCTGAAGGGGCAGTTGAAGATCAGTTTAAGGGAGAAGAGCCGGCTCAGTTCGATGACAGTGGCAACATCATTCTACTCGATCCTGATGAGCCAACGATGTCAGTAGTAGTAGCCAAGGTTAATGCTATCGTACACATCTGCAATAAGATTATCAGGGTCTACAACAACAGCTAGATGTCACAAAAACCAAAAGCAGCATTAGCCGATCAGCATGACACATACCGGGGCAATATGTTCCCCGGTATGTTTGTCTTGCTATCTGAACAACTGGGGGTCAGCGAGGAATCGCTTGTCCGACTGGGCTTGGGGTACAATCCAGCTAGAAACTGCTGGGTTTTCCCTGAGCGTGATGCAACCGGTGAGATAGTAGGACTAACATACCGGGCCCACGATGGGTCGAAGTTTATGGAACCAGGTAGCAAGAGAGGACTGACTTATGCGTTCAACCAAGATTTTGAAGTTGGCGAACGGAGATATTCAAGTGGAAAACACAACTGGATTAGAGTCGCCGAGGCTGGTGTGCTATGTCCTGTCTGTGGACGACCCGATTGGTGCCTCGTGTCTCGGGACGATCCAGCAGACCCCGCAGCAGTTACCTGCACCCGGAATTCTGGAGGTTCTAAACGCGAACTCAAAAACGGTTATCTACACATACTTAAAGATTCCGGCAACCTTGGCGGCAGAGGTCGAGTCATCTGTGATTCAGAACTTCCTGTTCTCATCGTCGAAGGTCAGACTGATACTGCGGCTGCTTTGGATATGGGTTTTGAAGCCGTTGGTAGACCTTCTGCTATCTGCAATACAAGCGAGCTTGAGAAAGTTGTCAACGGCAAAGACGTAATAATCATTGGGGAGAACGACGAGACCGTTGGCATCCCTGGCATGGAAAAAACGTTTATAAACCTGGAGGGTAAATGCAAATCGGTAATTAAGATTCTGCCGCCTGATGGATCGAAAGATTTACGGTCATGGAAAAACCGATTCGATCTCACTGCCGATCAGTTCCTTGAGTACGTAGAAGAACACGGTGATAAAGGCGTACCCTCTGATATACTACCTGATGCTACTGGTATAACAATCGCAAAGGCATGGATACAACGAGAGCGTACAGTGGATGGATACCCGACAGTGCGTAGTTATAAAAATACGTGGGTAGAGTTTAATGATGGTAAGTATAAGCTCGTAGAAAAGGAGATTCTACGTGGTGAGGTCTATAGATTCTTGGACGATAAATTCTATGTCAATGAGACTAAGCAGGTAAAAGAGATCGTACCGTTCAAATCCAGTAGCAGGTTGGTATCGGACGTGCTCGACGCTTTGTATTACTTTGGCCCGATAACCAAGGACCCACCGCTATGGCTAAAGCATAATCGCAGTTTACCTAACCCAGTCGATCTGATACCATTTAAAAATGGCATACTCGACGTAAGAAAGTATCTGGATGGCGAGATCGAACTGTACGATACCACACCGAACCTGTTTACGTTTACCGCGATACCTTATGAGTTTAATCCCGATCAGGAATCCTCGATGTGGCTGGATTATCTCGACGATATATTCGATGGTGACGAAGAGAAGATAAATCTGCTTCAAGAATGGTTTGGTTATAACCTGGTTCCTGATATGAGCTACGAGAAATTGATGATGTTTATAGGCCGGCCACGTTCGGGTAAAGGTACTGTGCTTCATGCACTTTCAGCTATGCTGGGCAACGAGCAGGTGTGCAGCACAAGTTTTAAGTCTCTGTGTGGGGATTTTGGATACGAGCCACTGATCGGGAAGTTAGCTGCTTTGCTGGGCGATGCTAAGGTTCCACGCAGTGCTGATTCTGCTCAGGCCCTGGAAAAGATATTGCAAATAACTGGTGCTGATCCGGTAGGAGTGAATCGCAAAGGGGTACGAGCTCTGCCCCAGGTATACCTGTCATGTCGATTCACAATGGCGATGAACTTGCTGCCAAACCTACCGGATCAGGCCAATGCTCTGGAACCACGTACTAATCTGATATACTTTAGCAACAGTTATATAGGTAGAGAGGACCGGACTTTAAAACGTAGGCTACAGAATGAGGCATCGGCTATAGTTCCCTGGGCACTGGAGGGCCTTAGACGGCTCAGGACGACCACGGAGTTTACTGTCCCTGAGACATCGGCTAAGACAATGGATGATCTCAGAACCATGACCACACCTGCTTATAGCTTCGTAAAGGAATGTTGTGTTGCTGAGGGTGAGAACCTGGTGGTACAGCAGGATCAGGTATTTGATGCGTGGGTGGTGTTCTGTGCCAGTCGTAATATGCGAGCCGGATTTAGGCCGTCGTTTTCTCAAATGCTAATGAGCGTGTGTCCTAATGTGATGACGGATACTATTATAGATAAGAACCGGAGCATACCCGTGTATCGGGGTATAGAATTGTGTGAGTGGGTTGTTAAAGAAGTTTTAGGGAGGCCATAAGATGCTATACTTAGAGTATCACAGTTTAGATCAGTGTAGATGGGACGCTTGGATATTTCATGCCTGGAGCTTCCGTAACAGATTTGGTTTCAATGAATGTGGCCTGAGAATATTCGACTGGGCTATTTCTAATTTTAAAGAGAACAAATCTAACTCGGGGGCGTAGTATAGATATGGATATTATAACAACCTTAGTAGCAGCCATAAAAGAACAGGAAGCGTCCTCTAAAAAGAACGTGGATAATCTAAAGCATCAGCTTGATTGTGAACTGGATAAACAGATGGTACCTTTTGGCAAGATAAAGACTATTCTAAGATTACTAGGTTCACATAGTTCACATAGTTCACATAGTTCTTCAACCACTGCGTATCAGTTGGTACAAATGATCGAGGCCGACTTAATTAAAGGAGCGTAGTAGATAATATGAAAGATAGAGAAAAGTTTAGAAAATATCGGGGGGCCAAGCACACGTGCTATTCTAAGAATAAAAAGAACGCCTGGGTTATACGAGAGAAAACTTACTGGCTATGTAATAGTATATTCTGGAGTTTTGTCCTGGGGCTAGTGATCTTAGCATTATGTATACTATTATCAGGATGCTCCCAGGAAATGGGATCACGATATGAACTTCATATCATAGATTTAGTGGAGATACTGCAATGAGCAAGTACCCACCGTTAGATGTGGAGAGGATTACCAGGGAACTGTATAGCCCGTTTCCTGCTGATATACCAATTAGGATAAAAAACTGGACATCAATTTACAAACCGGAGGCCAAAATAATGAGCAAATTCATGGATAAACTATTGAAGCGTAAACGCGAGAAGATCGTGCCATACGAAGAGATCAGAGACTCGCTTCAGACTTTCGACATAATTAACTGCGTACCATCAGGTGGATTACTGGGATGGCTCTGGGCTCTGATAGGCCACACTGCCATGGTCTATGTATGCAAAGCTACCAGTCAGGTTATGGTGTACGAGTCCACGCAGACAGGCCGCGGGGATAATAAATCAGGTGTTCAACTTCGTCCGATGCGAGAGTGGGTGGAGAACTATAAGGGTAAGATTTATATCAGCCAGACCGAGATCATCGGTGATACTCTACGCTGCATAGCGGAAGATAGATGCGGGTGTCATATCAGAAAGTATCGCGGCACGGCATATCCGAACCTGAAGAAAGCCAAGGGTCTGTGGTTTGTCATCAACTCTGCTATCGACTTACCGTTCGATACAGGACTAGAAAATCCTGATGTAGACTTCTGGTTCTTCTGTACGCATTTAATCGGTGACGTATTCAGGTGGTGCCTGCTTATCAGTGATGCTTATAAACTTAACCCGGCGGAGTTAGAACCTGATGATACCAGGAAAAACTTTTATGGAGTGAGCAAGTTTGAGAAGAGCATGAGGCCAAGTGTGAGTTCTAAAGTAGAGATTAGGATTAAATAATGCCCCGATGTAATCTTAGAACTCGTAATGATATAGTAAAGTTCGTAGAGGACTATCCACCACTACCACGGATAGGCAGAGCTATTGTGATGGGTGAGACTGAGTTACTAGGTGGGTTTACTGATACCGGGTTTGGACCTGGCTGGATACTCAGAGTGACATCGCCGCATAAAGTATCGTGGAACGTTGTTATATCTCCGCAGGGAATGGGTAGTGCTATCCTTAGAATAACCAACAGGATACGATGGAAAAACTGGTCCGGTAAAATAGATCGTGAAGTTCCGAGTATCTACGATGGTGATAATCCTACGAAATATATGGAGGCTAAGATGAAAGCCAGTGATATAGAGATATGTAATATTAGTAGCAAGAACAATATTATTCTGTTCGACTACGACGTTCGTGTGGATCGTGAGAGTCCACTTGGTAATCCATTTCCTATGGGCGGTGTTAACACGAGGGATGTGGTATGCGACAAGTACGCAACGTGGCTAAAGAATCTTACCTCATCCGGTCCGGCTGTGAAGGTGCTGGATGAGCTTTTAAGGCTACAGGAGCTCTATAAGAAGCATGGTAAGCTTAGACTGTTCTGCTGGTGTGCCCCTAAACGATGTCATGCTGAAACTATCAGATTGTACATTCTAGGAGAACTCTGATGCAACCAAAACCTGATGCAGTGATGTTCTCACTGGCTGAGATAAAACGGGCCAAGAATAAACTAGACCTGGCGTTCGCTTCAGCTATAAATCTGATAGGATACCTTGAAGAGATCGCCAAGGGTAGGATTAGACGTGGCGAATCCCGTGGCGTAACAGAGAAGTATGATTTCTTGAGACTCTGTGATGTCGGTAAGTTCGTAGCCGAGCTAGAAGGCGGCAAGCCTACCACCAGGCAAACTATCTATCGGTGGATTAGGAAGGGTCGTCAGGATGGTGAGGGTAAATGGATCAAGCTGAACTGGCTACGCAGAGAGGGTAAACGTGGATGCACGAAATTTCAGATCAGGAAGTTTTTAGAACTCACTAAGGATAAATGGTAATGAACAGTGCAGAGTTAAGAAGAATAGCAGAGCTAGACCTTCACGTAAATAGGCTGCTTGATGACAAAGCTGAGATGCGTGACGAGCAACTCAGGTTAAATGGTGAACTGATTAAGCTTCGGGGTACTTTTTTAGCCTGTGAAATGTATCTAACCAGAGTGGCATTTCAGGGTGCCAAAGCTGTAAAACAACTGGAGCGTGGCCTTACTTATAATACTATCAAGACTGCTTTTATAACAGCCGGTGGTACCATGCCAGAGATCGTAGAACCTAAGCCGATAGAGCATAATCAGGAGATTACGATATGAACTACATCCTCATCCGATCAAATGGCCCGATGCTCAAGCTGCCCGATCTCGATAAGCCAGTTACTATTATCTGGATGAACAACGGAAACTGCGGGATCATCAGTGCTGATAAGGTCGAGAATCTTATGCAAATAGCCAACGATCATGCTGATAATAATGACAGGGTAACACCTAAGCTGGCTTTCTTCTGGGACGATGTTGAGGAAGTGAGGGAGATATAATGGCTATTGCACGGGAAGAATTGCTTAGGCTAACCCAGCTACCCTATCTCCCTGATTTACCGAACTCACTACCATCTATACAATCAGCTTGGCTTACCGAACAGCACGAAGCAAAGCTTCAGCCCACCACCCAGGACGACGATAGTAAAGAAGCTCCCTCCGATCCAGCATAACACTCTCTTGAATCCTTCGAGTCTATCCAGTCGTACAGTAGCAGGAGGTATGGCACTATTCCCGGTAAATATCCATTCGTGAATAGCTGTTACCATCTTTTCGATTCGCTCTTCTCTATCGGGTGCCATTATCTTTTCCTTCTTCTTCCGGTTGTTCTGGTTCGTCTACCTTTGCCAGCGTTATTCTTAGATTCTAATGCCCACTCGCTGTAGATTAACCTACGCCAATCTTCCGTGTCACCTTTGTATAAGTCAATAGAGCCTTCCACAAAATCTATCGGTGCATCGGGGATACGACCGGTAGCTGCTCCGATAGCACGGATTCCATGTTTTACTACGCCAGGTATATTCCTAGACTGTGCTGCTTTACCGAACTCGTCGAACGATATACCAGCTATGCTACTGAGTCCACCGTACCCGCGTATCGCACTGTCCACTACTCTGCCGGCTACGAATAATGATCCAAGCGGATAGGTTGCAAGATCGAATGCTACATCCCCCCAATCCTCTGGTGGTCCACCGCGACCAATAAATCCATAGGCCATGGCTGGAATAATATATGAGAACGCTATCCGGTGTGACATCAGGCCGATACCGATCTTCTTATTCTTAGCTTCGCCGAGAACGTTAACCCACCAGAAATTACCGTTCTTATTAACCTGGTTCTGAAATGTCGTTAGAGTTTTTGCTACTGTACCGCCGCGGAAAAATGCCGGCAGGTCCTTAGCGTTTGCAGACGGCTGAGTTTTCCTGGTCCACTCGTCAGCATAGGCTAAAGCTTCAGTTTCATTTAACCTGGTCTTTACACCGTTGATATAGACACCTGATTTAGCTGAGTCATACAGGGATTTCCACGCTATGGTTGTGGTGTGCCTGTCCATCCATGATACCCATCCTAGAGCTTTCTCATCGAATACTTTATTACGCAGTATTTTATCTTTGGATGATTTCTTTATCCTTCTAAGATCACGGTCGAAACTACGATTACGCATCTGATCGGACCTGCTGAATACGAACTCTTCCATAGTTTTGTAGCCGCCGTCTTTGCCGAAACTTGCCAGGGCTATGTTCTTCGGTACCATGCTCATCATAGCAGGATCGACAGAAACAGCGTTGGACATCGAGAGTGTTTGCCTGGCTACCGATGGAATTTTCCAGCCGATGGCGTACACGATACCATTCTTCCTGAGCCCTAGCATCAGACGATCTATGCTGGATGCCATGGATTTATTATCTACAGTAGGAGCAAAACCCATAGCAGTATGGCGAATCCAATCTTTAACCAGACCCACACCACGTCCATGGGTCTTGTCATTCAGGTTTTTCTTGAATCCCTTGTCGTTGAATATCTTACCCAGCTTCGATACCGTAGGTGCGAAGTGGATGTACCGTTCCACACGCGGCATGTTATACATGAACACATCGAACGCATTAATCCTTACTGGCTGAGCCGCACCTTCGGTACGTTCCATAACTTCCTGCGGAGTGGTAAGAACAGGTACCTGATTCTTCTGGCCGACTGTATCTTCTGTGAACTGTGTCAGGAAATCAGTAGCTTCTTCAAGCTGACCTGATAGCGAATACAGTGGAAAATAATTTTTCTCTATCTTCATGTCCCTGCCGGCTGCTAAGAAGTATGACTGGGCAAGTCGTTCACCCTGAGCTTTGTATTTGTCCATCATAAACTGGCCGATCTTCTTTTCCTGCTCAGTCATCAGGCCGATAGCTTCGTTTACAGCGGCTTCAGGATCAGCGAACTTTGCAAAATTACCACCGATCAGATGTCTCAAACCGTTAGGATTTTGACTTAGCATCCAGATACCGATCCGATCTCCAGGTGTTACACCCAACTGTTGCTCTTTTTGCAACTGTTGTTCTTCAGCCAGTAACGTAGCTGGTTCGGTCATCATGCGTTTAAGATCACGGGTACCAATTTCTTTATTCATAAATGCTATCAGGTCCTCGATCTGTATATTACCGTCTACACCGGCAGCGGCATCGGCCTGATTCATAGGGTCCCAGAATGTCTTGGTAAATTCAGGACCCAGTGATGCAAAGATATTCTCTGGTAAGAGCAGTCCATCACGGTACCATGATAGACCTTGCTCTACTAATTGCTTGAGTGACCTGCCGCGATCCACGCCGTCTATAAGTGTCTCCAACTGGCCAGTAGCGATCTTATCCAATGCGATGTTTAAGTCATCGGTTGCTAATTCTGTAGAATTAAGCGAGCTAACACGATCAGCGTTAAATCTTTTGTCATTGGTTGTCCTAACATTGCCCTTCTTATCTACGCTGCGTACAGTTAGCGGACGCTCTACACCTTTGATCTTTACCCGCTGCCCGGCTACAGGTTTCTTAGAATTTATTGCCAATACGAGCTCGCTGATAAACGACGATACCTCAGCCTTATTCATCTGAGTTGTCGATCCTTTACCGGTAACTTTCTTAGCAAGGTCACTCTTAGCCTTACCATCCATACCTAACTGCTTGGATAGGATAGCTGCACGAGCTTTCTGTCCGTTAGCAGCAGGTTCTGCCGCCCATACTTCGGCTGCTACACGAGCACCCTCACCCTCAGCGGCGAAGAGTATCTTACCATCCGGCGATATAACTTTAGAGCTCGTAAACATACCACGCTCTTCACCGTCTATTATTAGATTTGTCGCAAAATCAACGGCTTGCTGTCCGTCTACTGCTTTACCCTGTGGGGGTTGGGCGAGAAACAGGGCTTCGTCTTTCACTTTGAACGCCACATTTTTGCCCATTCTATCCGTCGAAAAACTTACAGCATTAGGATTGCGTTGTTGAATAGCTTTAAGTTGGCTGGCAATAACTCCCACATCAAGACCTGTTTCCTTTGACGTAGTATCATAATTAAGAAATCTAACTGCACCACTTGTTTTTGTTTTCCAAACATCCAATAATGATTCTGGTGTACCGCTTGTGTCAGCAGGTATTACTGCTGGCAAATGAATAGCACTTTGAGTAACCTTTTTTCCTCCAACTGACTGAGTAGATTGAAAAACAGCACCCTTCCCAGATGGTATCACTTCCCCTGTAACGGCCTCAGCTTCAGGCGGTTTCTCTACTTCGACTTCAGTAACTCTCGTCGGAGTAGCCAGGTCCTCAGCATCAGCAGCATCCATCAGGTCTTTCTCTTCGGGCTGTAGCTGTGTATTTAAATCTTCTTTAGATACCTGGTCTACAACTGCTTGCTGTTTCTCTTCCGGCGTGGCAGCTTCTTCTCCTTCAGGTCGTGTTTCCTCTGCCTTTTTATCGGCTATACCTTCAACACCGTTTACTGTAACATTACTACGCTCGGCCTGATCTACAGCAAGGGCAATCTCTTTATCCAAGCGTACATCAGGATTCTTTTCTTTCTTCTTTACAGCCTTGTCTACTACCTTACGAGCCTGTTCTTCAGTGAGTGATGTCGTAGAGGTAACTCGATCCACCACGACACCGACACGTTTATTATATTCCTGTACTCCCATACCGCCACGGCTTACATCTATTACAGCACCCGGTGCCGGTAACAATACCATGGATTGTACGGATTCTTTGAACGTATCGCCAAGCCTTGTGAACCTTTGCAGGAAGGCTTCTTTGTCAAACTCTACACCCTGATCGCTCATGTATGATGCTACGTCCTCTGCTGCTATCTGGATGCCTTCTTGTGCTACTTCTTCTAATACCTCTGATGTAAGCGTGCCGCCGAATTTCTTAGCCGCCATGCCTAAAACTTTAAGTATGGACTTTTGTACGATCTTCTGGGCACCCTTACGAAGCCCCGGTGTAGCCTGTCCCACCTGTAACATCTCGATCAAGGCGTATGGCATGGCCGCGATGCTGGCCACGGTCTTGGCTATCTCTGGATCGTTACCAGCTTCCATCATGTTCATCATCATATTACCAGCACCCTGCTTATACCAGAAATCAGTCATGCCAACTTTGAATCCAAACCCAAGTCCAGCTACTGCACCTGGTGCTGCACCAGCACCACCGGCTAGAGAACCAAGTCCAGCACCAGCCAGCATACCTACCATGCCCTCTAGTGAACCTTCTTGCAATCCACGCAATACAGATTTAAGAGTGCCAGCATTCTTTGCTATGGTCTCCATGATAAGACCACCATCAAGCGGGTCCTCCCTGGCTTCTTCCCGCATGGCTGATCGTTGCTGCATGATACTCTTTAGTTTATTCATGTCACCTTGAATAAATGCTGCATCATAAGCTGCTATATCAAGGTCTATGTTCTGTCCACTACGTTTATACGATTTAGTTATATCCTTGAAGCCGGCTTTAAGATCAGTAGGACTATCAGCAAACAGTCGTGATACGAATGATTCACTCTCAGCTTCGATCTTCTCATCGTTATCGGCTGGACCTATCAATCGTAAACTAGGTCCTTTTGGTATTCCATTTTTATCTAGCAATCTGAGCGTTGCCATTACGGTATTACCTCATGCTTTTGACCGCCTCTTATCACTATCCATCGTCCACTTTCTACGAACGCATCGGGAAAATCTGGGAACGGAGACACTGCACCCGGTTGTGGTGCTGATACCTGACTATCGCCTGGTATAATCGGTGCCGGAGCAAACGTACTTAGCAGTTCGTCCATAAATTTAGCCAACGGACCCTTAGTTTTTATTTGATCTGCTACATCCAGCCCTATGGCCAGTGGCCTGGCACGTCGTTCTTCTTTAGCAAGCTGATCTGTTTTTAACGATAATTCTGTGACTAATCCTCGATGTAAAACTTTCTCAGACGCGGTGGCTGGAAATTCTTTACCCTTGCTGTCAACTGTAACCAGGTTTCCTTTACGATCAGTGCTGAATCCTATTAGTTTTCCAGTAAGTTTATCCACGCGGTCACTAAGCTTCTCTATATTCTTACCGGTTCCCAGGGCTTCCTGCATCTGAGTAGCTTTAAATATAGCCTTCTTTTTGCGTTCTTCTTTTTCCTGGGCTACAGCAGCCCTACCAGCAAGATCGTTCTTATCAAGAAATGCCTGTATGCTGTCAGCCTCATCCAGATTACGAGCAGAACTTAGAAGATTGGACCGGACTGCTGCGGCTTCAGCATCTACTTCCTGATCTATACGACTCTTCATGGCACCGGTTAAACGAGAGCCTATAGGAGTAGGTTTAAAGAAACTACGTTGGGCCGGGGCTACGATGTTGGGCTTTTCATTGGTTCGTACTATATGCCCAGTGTCAGAATCAGCCACTAGGAATGATCCATCCTCTGCTTGTAAAAATCCTGCTGCGTTTAACGGCATAATTGCCTCCTATTTAGTTACCCACGCTCCGTTTTCATAAAAGTCAAACGCATTGGTTGTGCTGTTATAGACTATCATACCATTAACACCCGTCACGGCATCGCGTTGTGCAGTAGTTAGCCTGGTTATTAGCAACGCACCATTATTGGAATATAACTCTAGCAACGCATCCTCTGTCAACGGGGTGTTGTACCCCCCGCCTATTCTTAGTCTTGAAGAGGTGGCATGATATTTGCCATATAACACTTTGCCAATATTAATGCAATTACTCGGTTGGCCGTTAACATGGTCCACACCATTACCAATTAGGATGTTATCATCTCCCATGGTAACAGCATTGCCACAGTTGTACCCTATTAGAATGTTGTCATCATTGCTTACCATATTATTACCGCTGTAGGCACCAATGATAATATGTTGACTCCCATAAGTAAGACTGATTCCGCTGTTGCATCCTATAATAGTAGAAGCAAAGCTAGACAACGCTGACTCTGATCCAACTTGATCGCCTATCATTACGCAATCATACGGGGTAGTCGATGCTGCTCCAGCACCATAACCTATGAATACATTATTCTCACCTGTCGCGGACAGGGCATCCCCTATTGATATGTTGTCCTTAGTAGTATCGGCATCTATGATCACACCAGCTATAATAACAGTACCCGTAAGTGTTGGTGATGCTAATGGGGCCTTTAGGTCAAGTGCTGTCTGTGTAGCCGTGCTGACTAGTTTATCAAGATCACTGGTATTGTCAGCGTTTCCAAGTCCAACATTAGCAGATGTTACACTATGCGGATTACCAGTAATATCCCCGAGATGAGAGTCGATGCTGGCATGTGAAGTCTCTGATGTTAAGTAACTCTGTAAGTCACTGATCTGAGATTCCGTTATGCTCACGCCAGTAGACTTATCCCAAGCTGTAAACACTGGATCAGACTCTGACCCACCAGCTGGCAGATTAGTTAAACCACTACCGTCACCTATAAATGCCGTTGCAGTTACGTTTCCACTTTCATCTAAAAGAAACGTATCAGGTATGACAAATCGAGTTTCATCTGCCTTAACGCAGAGTATCCGTCCCGCACAACCGGCCAACCCTTGACCACAGGCTACATTTATTCCACTCATTACGTGCCTTCCCCTAGTTTATTTGCTGTGTATTCTATTTCTACCAAGATCAATGATGCTGCCGCACCGTAAGTATCTGCCGCATCATTTGTATCTCTGGATATTTTCAGGCCAATTGTATCTTCTAAAGCGATTGATGCCGCTGTTATTACCATGTTGGCTGTTTCTAATAGTTCGTCTTGCCGTGATTGTGTCGAATCGGTAACAGTTAAGTTGATTCCTGCCCCGCTTATTACTTCATCGGCTTCGCTTGCTACAGCTGCATAATCAATATCCCAGACAACATCGCCCGCCGCACCTGTTGCCGGTGCCCAGTGTATATGAATATCAATATCTGTTGACGAATCCCAGTCCGTAGGAATGTGCCATGTCATGTGTATCGATTCCATTGGTGGCGTAGGAGAAAACTGGTTAACAAAGAAATTACCTATCACAGCTTGCGATGGCGATGATGCTCCTAATCCTGCTGATTCTACACCTATGATAACATGCCTTCTTACCCTTGCTGTACCAGCCATTGTCTGTAAGCCAGTGGCAGAAACCTGCGTATAATTTGCCACGCCACCATCGCCAAGAGTTGTAACGCCATCAGGAACAAGGTTTATATCCCCCGCTGCACCA